CGGCGGCCTGCCAGACGTTGAGCGAGTAGCGGAGGAACTTCGACATCTTCCGCGGGTCGGTCGTGGCGTCCTGGTAGTCGGCCGCGAACTCGTCCTCGGGGAACGCCACGCCCATCGAAGGATTCGCTTTCCGCCAGACCTTCGGGTCGGAGAAGTCGTCATCCTCGGAGGCCGCGTAGATAAGCCCGTAAAACGTCGGGTTGGTCTTCGGGTCTTTGATCACCAGCTCGCAGTCCTGCCACCACCGCCAGCCGATGCCGTTCCTGTCGGAGCCGGCTGTAGAGATCGAGATCACGAGGCCGTTTGCCGTGCCGCGGGTCGCGTAGATCAACGCGTCGACCAGGTCGGGCGTGCGGAAGCTGTGGATCTCGTCCAGGATCACTGAACCGTTCAGGCCTTCGTTCCGCCACGAGTCGGAGGACAGGCAGCGGATTTCCTTCCCGGTGTCTCGGTTGCGGATGATGCTCCGCGAGTCGACGACCTCGAGGAGCTGCGAGAGCTTGGGGCTGGCCTCCACGCTCTGCCGCACCATGCGGTACATGGTGCGAGCCTGGAGTCGGTCATTCGCGGCGAGGAACACGTCCTGGGCCGGGGCGTGACAGGTCGCGATGTACTGGGCGAGCTGCGACATCAGCGACGACTTCCGGTTCTTCTTCGGCACGAAGATGCCGGCCCGCCGGAACCGAAGGCGGCCGTCGGCTCGACGCCAGCCGAACAGCGTCCGTAGCACGCGGTCCCGCTGCCACTCGACCAGCTTGATCCGCTGCGGCTCGCCGCCGCGCTCGTCGGGATGGCGGCAGAGCGTTTCGATGAACTGGACCGGCGCGTTCGCCGCGGCCTCGTCCCACTGATACCCCGGCACGTACTCCGGCCGCTTCTTCGGGTCAGCCGCGGATCGAGAGCTTCGCGAGGACTTCGTCTTCTTCGTCGGCTTCTTTCTCGCCGGCATGGATCGGCTCCTGGGGGAGGCGGGCGGCGGCGGCCGCCGTCAGCCCGAAGTCTCGAGCGAGGGCGACGAAGTCGCGGCGGGCGTCGCGGAGCAGCTTCGCCACCGGGCTCGCCGCCTGGCCTTTGTCGGTCGCGGTGATCCAGCCCTCGGTGTAGACCTGGTCGGCGAGCTGCTCGATGTCGGCATGGAGTCGGCAGCAGATCGCGAACGCGTCGATCCGGTCGCTCGTCAGCCGGCCGTCGGCGATCAGCGTCGGGGCGTTGCGTTCCCAGAAGCCGAGAGCGGTCGGCACCTTCGCCACGGACGGCGGCGGGGCGAGTGAAGTGGACTCCGTTTTCGCGGCAGGCTTCGGGGCCGCGGCTCCGATCTGCCGAGCCCGGGCCACTGCGGCCTGGGATCGCTTCGAGTTGGGATCAGGCAGGCGGCCGCGGCGGCCCATGGGCTTCTCCATTTTCTCAAAAGCCGGTCAGAAATTCGCGCCGAGGCACCTTGGGGCTTTCCGTCGGTTTTCAGGCGTCCGGCGGACCCCACCCCCCCCGGCGGGTCGGGTTGGGCGTCTGCCATCGTGGCAGAGTTTCGGCCTGATTCCAGCGTCAGCCGAGCCCGCGCTGCCGCTGCTCGCGGCGTGTCTTCCGCCCGTGGCACGAGCTGCACATCGTCTGGAGGTTCGCGTCGGCGTCCGTGCCGCCGTCCTCGAGCGGGATGATGTGATCGACGTGCGCCGCCTGGCCCGACGTGACGCGGCCGCAGTCGGCACAGGTGAACGCGTCGCGGATGAGGATCCGCTCCCGCTTGGCTCGCCAGTCGGGCGTGAGGTAGTGGGCTCGCTTCTTCGTGTGGGTGTGCTTCACGCGCTGCGGCCGCCATCGTTCGACGCGATCAGGCATCCGTGCCTCCATGTCGCCGCTGTTGCGTCATACCCGTTTGGGTATAGCCGCACTTTCGCTCAGTAGCGCAATACGTTCAAAAAGTTTTGAACATTATGGACGCCGCACGCCGTAACGGCCTTGCTTTCAGCGGTTTTCGGCATGCGCAATTCTTTCGGCGTTATGTGCGGCGTGTTGCGTCACGCCAGCCGCTCCAGCAACCCGCGCAGGATGTCGGCTTCATGCCCACAGGCAACGCGGCCTTCTGCGACAACAAACTCCATCGCCTCACGCTCCAACGCAGTGAGCCGAAGCCGTTCGATCTCGTTGGCCGCCTGCTCCGACAGCGGGTCAGGCAGTCCGCTGTAGGCCCGGTCTCGGAGCCGCTGCACTAGGTCGCCGCGAGTCTCGCGCGGGCAGACGGCCTGCTGCCATTGCCGCCGACGAATAGATTCCAGCTGGTTCCACGCTGATGCGGCTTGCTGTGGCTTGATGCTCATGTCTCTCTCTGCGTGTATCGCGTTTCCCCGGTTCAGTCATTTTCCGACGCCGGAAAGTGTCAGTTTCCGACGCCGGAAAAAGCCCCAATCGTATCGGCAATCCGACGAGATTCGTTGCCTTTCACATATGTCGCGGCGAGCAACATATCAAACCGGATATGTTTCACAAACGATCCCATGTAAGCATTAATGCCACGTATTTCTTACGAACCGCGCATCTATTGGCGATTACCGCCATCTGATGTGCGGTCAAGCAGCCCGCGAAGAGTGGCGGCTCGCGCCGCGACGAACGCAGAAAACTCGCCAGCCGTCTCAGTTTTTTCTAGGTCGGCCGCGACGATGGCCCACTGTACGGCCTCTCGTTCCGCGTCGGTGAGCGTGTTGTCCCGCTCGGGAACGTCATCGCCCAAATCGCGTGTTTTGCCATCTGACTGTCCCGAGCGGGAATTCATACCAGCAACTCCACCAGCTCATGCGGGATCAGGCTGCGAATCTCCTCCAAGGCCCGCTCCGTCTCTTCGCTTGGCTCGCCATGCTTGAGGATCGACCGGCAGCGGTTGTCGATTACCTCCAGGGCGATGAGGGCATCCCGGCCCGCGAGGCAGTACCGATGCTCGCGGGCGTCGTCGGGGTCGCTCAGGTCGAACCGTAGCAGAGCCTTCATGCCCGCAGCCTATCGCCCCCGTCAATCGGGTCAACGCTCGTCCTGGCTCGCGATCCGGCTGGCTGCGTCGGTGTCGAACGCATCCGCACGGCCGAGATCGAACCAGTGAGGATAGTGCCGCAACAACCGGCGGGCCTCCTCGCGGACGGGCTTGGGGATGCCCTTGATCCCGCCGTTGTACGGCGAGATCAGCCGCAGCAGGAACTCCTGCGTGCGGATCACCGACGATGTTCGCTCGGCTGGGAGGGTCATTTTCCATTTTCCAGAAATGAGAAAACCCGGTCGGTTTCGTTGCAAAGCCACTGCCCCCGTCCCATCGTCGCCAGGGTGTTGTCCACCTGCGTTACGCCTGGGGGCTGCCCACCGTCAGCCAAATAGACGCCGTAGGGCGCGGCGTCGGCTGGCGGCGGAGTGTGTTCGGTGTTCGCGAATCGCGACCGGCTTTTCCTACGGTGTGTAGCGTCACTCCATCCCATCGACCATTGCGATCCGTTCCCCGATCCACCGCATGACCGGAACGGCCATCGAGTTGCCTAACGCCCGGTATCGCGGCCCGTCTGCGGCGGGCTTCTTGCGATACTCGACGAGCGTGTAATCGTCTGGGAAGCCTTGGAGCCGCTCGCACTCGCGTGGCGTGAGTCGGCGGACGGCCATCGCCTGGGCGACTGCTGGCATTGAGTTCCCAGCACCACCTCCACGCAACGGAGGCGTGCCTTCCTCGACATACGCAACGCCGTGCGAGTTGGCGGCGGCCGAGTGCGAGAACGCCACGGCAGGAACAGCCGTCGATCCGTTGTTTTGAGATTGAAGCGTCGGAGCAAATTCCTCGGTGACGAACGTCCCGCCAGCAGCTTCGCTCTGGCCTGGCTTGAACGCCACAGCCGCCGTGGCACATCCACGGCTTGAGCCACAGCCTCGGCTGTGGCTCAAGCCGTCTTGGCTGCTGATCGGGTCTTGCGTGGGGTGGAAGGCGATGAGGTTGTAGCACTCATCCCCGGCTGGGACTCCGGTTCCCTTGGCCCATTTGCTGCTGACATTTCCAGCGATGCCTTCAGGGCTGGAGGTAATGCCTTGCCCCGTCGCTCCGCGCGTCGGAGGATTCCCGAACACGCTTTCGCGCTCAAATAGTACCGCTGCGGCACGTCGCCAGTCTCCAAGGTGGCCGACAACGAACACACGACGGCGACGCTGGGCGACTCCAAACCATTGAGCGTCAAGAACGCGGTAGGCGAACCCATACCCGAGTTCGCCCAACGCCCCGAGGAAGGTTCCAAAATCCCGTCCTTTGCCGCTACTGAGGACGCCCGGCACGTTTTCCCAAACGATCCATTTGGGCTGCATGACCGCAGCAAGCTGGACGAATCGGAGGGCCAGGTTGCCACGCGGGTCAGCCAATCCTCCTCGAAGCCCTGCGACGCTGAAGGATTGGCATGGGGTGCCTCCGACCAGAAGGTCAACTGGGCCGTGCTCATCAAGCATCTCCTCCGTGATCTTGGTCATGTCGCCCACATTCGGAAAACCGAAGTGAGCCTCGACAACGGCGGCAGGGAACGGCTCGATCTCGCTCGTCCATGAGCACTGCCAGCCCAGCGGCTTCCAAGCCACATGGGCGGCCCCGATCCCGTCGCACACGCTTGCGTATCGCATAGCGCGAGACTACGCGACTCGTCAACTGGGTCAATGCTTATCCAGACCCGGCGCGTCTGTACTCTGTGGGTGTAGCGTCACTCAGCCGTCGCCAGTCGGCATCGCCGCGAAATACGCAGCCCTGTCGATCTCAGTAACCGCACCGCTGGCGAGCAACTGCGGCAGCATCGCGGCCACCGCTTCGTACTCGCAGAACTCTTGATCGACCGCCAGCACCGCAAGGCCATTCGCCATGTGCGGAGCCGATGCGGCAGGCGTGAACGCGGTCGTCTGCCCTGCGTTGGGCAGCCCCCATGCGGCGTCAAGCGACAGACGCACCTGTTCGTATACGGCATCAGATGCAGAAAAAAACCGATGTGTCACGCGACAGTCACTCCGTAACGCGATCCAAGCCAACGGCTGACTGTGGAAATCTCAGTGTCACTTAGAAGGCGGTTATAAACCAACGCATCGCCAAGGCGGCCGTCAAGCAGGTTTTGCGCCCCATTGTTAACGCCGAAAAGACAGACACTCAATGAATCAGTGTCTGCTGTGTTTCCGCCGTCGTGGAATATGGAGTTCGTCGCATCGACGGAACCATTTACAAAAATCCGAGCGACTTGACCTGAATAATTGAGCGCAGCGCAGCAGACATAAGACGTGCCTAAAGCCGCAGTTGTACTGCCAATAGCGCCGGAAACAGACCCTCCATCAACTCGCCGCCCGGCTGCCCAAAAACGGCCTAAATCACCAACGGCAAGCGATGATCGTGTTGATGCTGCGGATACCCCCGTCGAAAAGAACACCAGCGGAAGAAATGTTCCCGATCCATTGGCGTCTAAATTCGAAACCGCAAAAATCGTAACCCCGCCGACATTGCGAGCAATGCCAGTTGCGCCGCCACTGCTAGTAAACAAGGCGTCATTCACGCCGTCGAAGTCCAGCGCCGGATAGCCGTTGATTCCGGCCGACAGGTAATTCGGGCGGTTGTTGTTTGTCGTCTGCGTCAGGACGTAGCCATTCACGCGGTCGCGGATATAGGCCACCGGCTGCGAGTTGCCGGTGATCGCGGTGGTGCCGTCTGACGTTTGCGAGAGCGTGGCGAGGTCGAACGGCGTCCACCACGCTTGAAGGCCGCTGATAGAACGCGGATCGAAGCCGCCAGAGGCTCGCGGGCGCAGGAGTCGTGGCGACATCGGCATTTGGGAATGTCCGTACTGTAGGGATGTAAGGGCCTAGACAACCCGCCAGCGGTTCGTCGCCGTGAAGTACACGAGCAGGGCCGCCCCGCCGTTGGCGCTCATCACGTAGTCGCCGGCCCACGGCACGGTGAGCCGGTTGGCCGCCGTGCTCGAGGCCGACTCGTGCTTCAGCGTGATTGCGAAGCTGCCGGTGTTCACCAGGAGGACGGCCTGGCCGTTGGCTCCGGCCACGATGCCGGTGATGTTCCTGGCGGCGCTCGCGTCCAGCCGGAAGATGTCGCCGGAGCCGATCGCGTAGTCGTTCTGGTCGGCCGTAATCTGGGACGGAGAGGTCACGACGTTCGGGATCGCGTCCGATCCGCCCGTCTGATGCTGCGACGCATGGGTCGCGGCCGCGTAGCTGCCGCTGGCCTGCTTGCCGTCGAGCGTGCTCTGGAGACCGGTCACGTCGGAGATCGCGTGCGAGTGCGGCAGATCGCGGATCGCTCCGAGCGTGACCTTCTGTGTCGTCGTGCCAGCGGCGTTCGTGGCTGGCACCACGGCGGCCGCGGCGGCCGTGCCGGCCGGGAGCTGGGAGATCTTCACGTCGGCCATGTCAGTTCTGCTCCGTGCGGATTGCGAACCCGTTCTCTGCCGTCAGCGTTTCGCCGTTCTCGGCCTTCACCCGGTACGTGACCACGGGCGGCGGGCTGGGGGAATCGCCGCCCCAGGGCCGCCGCAGCTTGCGGCGGGGCAGGCTGAGAATCCGGAGGTTTTGAGGCCGGTAGACGATCGCCATGGTCGTGTCAGTGTCGCGGCATGGCCCGATCGCTTGAACCGACCCACCGCAGCTCGCGGACATCGTCTGTCCATCGGGCCTGGACCTCGAGCAGCCGCGCCCGCACCTCGTCGGGCGTCGGGTCCGGGGCCGGCGGCCGCCATCCGCCACCGCGGCCACGCTTGGGGAGGTCGGCGAGCTGGTCCCGCAGCCTGGCCCGCAGCGTGTCGACCGTGATGCCGACGGCCCTGGCGATCTCTTGCTGGCATCCTCCCGCACGCCAGAGCCTGCGGACGTGCCGCTCCTGGGCTCGCGTCAGCATCTTCTTCGCCGGGGCCGGTGGCCCGTCACGACGCCGCGGCATCGGGGAGCCTCGTGATCGTGACCACGGTCCGGGCCAGCTCGCCGCGGGCCGCGTAACGCTTGCGGCAGTGGCCGTCGACGACCTGGGTGTCGTCGTGCCAGACCGCCCCGGAGGTCGTGATCGCGTCCTGGGCACCCTTCGCCAGGTTGTCCCAGTCACCGGCCCGCATGCCGGGGAACGAGGGCGAGCCGGCCCGCAGCTCGCCGCTACGCGTCAGGTGGGACGGAGGCCGCTCGAAGACACACTCGACCGAGATCTCGTAGGGGCCGTGTGTGGCCTCCCAGCCGGCCCGACGGGCCACGGCGGCGGCCTGGAGGGCCACGGCGGCCTTGAAGACCTTGATCCCGTTCTTCGTCGGCGTGTACGTGTGGCCGTTGGCCCAGCGTGCCCGCGGCTGCGGCACCG